AAAAAGGTTACTCAGTAAATATAGTATTAACAGCACTTAGGTCTGAGGGCATTAAAAGTAGTAACGAATCAATTAGAGCGCACCGAACGGGAATGTGTAAGTGTCTAAAAAGTTAAATAAAATATTAGACGAAAGGCAGGAACAATATGGAAGTGCTAGAGACAATTTCACTCGTATTGGCATTGGCTGGGGAGCAATTATTGGGACTACTCCTATTCCTGCTCACATTGTTGCTTTAATGTATGACTTTGGAAAAACAATACGGTGTTCAGTAAATCCTGAACAAGAAGATAGTTGGTTTGATAAACAGGGCTACACAATACTTGGGCAAGAGATTGTAGGCAAAAATGAGTCTTGAAGATAAGTTTAAGGAATTACCCGAAGGTATAGAATCTAGCGATGTTGCCGAATTACGCAAAGCCCTTATTAGGGTTCAAAAACAATTATTAAAAACCAAACAAAAAACAGATGAGTTGGTTGAAGCCACCTATCAGGCTTCTTATGACGCCATGCTCACACTAGGGGCGGTTCCGTTAATTCCCGCCCCCACCCTCATTAAACACGGCAAAAATAAAACAAGCGAGGTAGCCCTTTGGCACTTAACTGATTGGCAGGGTGCTAAAAAAACAACCTCATATAACAGCGAAATCATGCGTCAAAGAGTTATGGATTTTGCGCAAAAGGCTATTCGCATTACAAACATACAAAGAGCAGACCACCCCGTAGATGATTGCGTAGTTATGTTTGGCGGAGATATGGTTGAGGGATTATTTAATTTTCCTAACCAAGTCTTTGAGATAGACTCAACATTATTTGAGCAATATGTAAATGTATCTAGGTTATGCGTTGATATAATTAGTTTTGCGCTTGCAAACTACAATACCGTCAAAGTTATCTCAGAATGGGGTAATCATGGTCGTATTGGTAGCAAACGGGATAATGTTCCTCGCTCAGATAATTTTGACCGCATGTGTTATGAATTGGCTCGTCAATTATTAAAGGGAGAAAAACGGCTCATTTGGGAAGATTCTCCTGAGGATATTCAAAGAGTAGAGATAGGCAATTATCGTGCGCTTTTAATTCATGGCGACGAGGTAGGCAGAAATGGTTTTGCTTCACCTGGTGCAATAGTTCAACATGTAAATCGTTGGCGTTCGGGCGCATACCCTTGGGATTTTAGAGATGTCTATATTGGGCATTATCACACTCACGCAGAATGGGCTATGGCTAACGGGCAAGGTTCGGTTTATCAAACAGGCTCTACGGAATCAGATAATAGATATGCGGGAGTAATGTTGGCTGCAAGCGCTACGCCTTCTCAAAGACTACATTTCGTAGACCCAATTAAGGGTCGTATTACTGCTGGATATAAAGTTTGGTTAGATTAAATCTAATACTTTGTCAATAGAATCATCAATAGTGCGGGTTGGCTCTTTGGCGCAATCTCCATCATTGTAGGCCATTATTCTTCGTAGTCCTCAATCTCAAAATCATCATCTTTAATATCAATTTTCATTTCTTTACAAGTGAGCGTAGCGGATTGAAACAACAACAGACAGCGATTAGTCATGTCAGTAATTTGGTCGGGGTAGGTATTTTCTTGTTCTATTTCTACCCATAGGTTGTAAAGATTTATAGTCACTCTAGCCATGTTGTTATTCTCCCATCAATTACAAAAAAGTTCGCCACGCGTTGTAGGTCGTTGAAAAACCGTAATCTATGTGGGATATTACACCTAACAGGGCGAAAGCCCCCAACAGGAAAGGCACAAAATGGCAGAAAGATATAGCCTCGAAGATTACGAAACCGTAGATATGCGTCTTCGCAGGCTTTATACCCAATTTCCACAGGCTCGGGTATTGACCGATATGGTCTATCGCGACGATAGGTCGTTCATAGTCAAAGCCGAGTTATACCTCAATTCAGAAGACCTAAGCCCAGTATCAACGGGTTATGCCGAAGAAATCGTAGGCGCGGGGTTTGTAAACAAAACCTCAGCCCTTGAAAATTGTGAGACCTCGGCAATAGGTAGGTGCATAAGCAACTCAATTCTCGTATTAGGAACACCTGAGGGCAAGCGTCCTTCTCGTTCCGAAATGGAGAAAGTAGAGCGGTATGAATCCACCCCTCGTAAGACAGTAAAAATGGTTAAGCCAAACCGCGAATATACAAAAGAAGAAGTAGAAAAGGCAATACTTTTATATCAAGACGCGGTTGGATTATCGGGCATAGAACCTAAAGATGAGATAAATGCTCTTAGGGTTATATGGACAACAAATACCGAATACCTAGATGTTCCCGTAAATGGAACAACCCTTAAAGATTTAATTAACAAACGGGTTAAGGAGTTATCAGCATGACCCTGAATAAAGATTGGTCAAACATGCCTATCTTGCCTTATGCAGAAACTAGCGGGTGGTCAGGAACTGATACAAGTAAAGAACGCGCTATCCGAGAAGACAAAGACGGCACAACAAGTCTTAGACAATCTCAAACTCTTGTACATGTTAGACACCAATTAGAACGCGGACTAACTTGGAAAGAATTAGCCGAAATACAAAATTGGCACCATGGGCAAGCAAGTGGCGCATTATCGGTATTACATAAGGCAGGTCTAATATCTCGCCTTAACGAGCGCAGAAATAAATGTGCCGTATATGTTGCTAACGAGTATGTAAAGGGTCGCCCAATATCAATAAGAAAAATCAAAACATGTAAACATTGTGGGGGTCACCTATGAGTAAAAATAAACGCTTTGAACCCTCAATGGGTTATATCGTTGCAGTAAATGTTCATGAGGTCGCTGTTAGACGATTAAGCAAAGAGTTAGATATTGAACCGATAAAGGTCGGTCAAGCATTAGAGCGTTCGGGCTATAAATTAGAGCCTGACCCATTTGATATATCAGCAGATACTTGGAAAATCCTACAAGTAGTGCAAAACCAAGAGCCAACTAAATTGGAGGTGGTAAAGAATGAGTCAGCCAATAACGCCCCAAATGATTGAAACAAGACTAAAAGATTTATCAAAAGAAGTAGACCAGTCTTACAAAGAGTTAAATGAAGCCGAAACTAATTATTTTAAGGTTAAAGCCCAATACGAAATAGCATTAGCCAAAGCAAGGTTATCGTTAATTGGGCAGAATAATCAAAAACTAACAGTTAGCGACAAGGCTGATTTAGCCCTAACCAGCACCGAACAACTACATTTACAAATGGCAACGGCAGAAGCATTAGTCAGAGCCTCGCGAGCCAACGCCCAAAGAATACGAACTCAGGTAGATATTGCTCGTTCTATTGGAACAAGTGTTCGAACCAGTATGGATATTGTATGAGCGACGAAGTATTACATAATCCTATTGCTGAATCATATTGGCGAGCCAAAATATCTTGGGAATTAGAACAAGCAAAAGATGATTTTGTTTGCACCGAAGCCGAAGCATGGGCTTACAACAAAGCAATAACCATAGTACGAGGGATTAGATGATAGATATAAAAGAAATGCTAACTAAATCTTTGACCGTACATGATAACCAAAGAGATAGAAGCAAACAGGTTGAGGTTGGACCAAGTGCAATAGGTGGGTGTCGCAGACGAGTTTGGCACACACTTAAACAAACAGAAAAAACTAACCCTCAAACCGAATCATTGTCCGCAATTATGGGAACTTTTATTCATGCAGGTATTGCGGAAGCAATTACACGCGAAGACCCGTTTGGTGATAATTTTCTAATAGAGCAACAAATGTCTACGGACATAATTACTGGCAATATAGATTTATTCATAAAGGATAAAGGCATTGTTGTAGATTGGAAAACAACTAAAGTTAAATCACTTAGATACTTTCCAAGCAAAGCGCAACTTTATCAGGTGCATATATACGGGTGGTTATTAGAACAAAATGGTTATACCGTTAATTATGTATCGCTAGTGGCTATTCCGCGAGACGGAGAAATGGCAGATATTAAAGTTCATATTGAGCCATATTCCGCACCCATAGCAGCCGAAGGGTTAATGTGGTTATCGGAAATAAAAGAAATAATTAAAAACGATA